CCCGTCTCACGTCTCCAAATATCCATCTTATCCTTCTTCTGCCCCATGAGGAAAGCCTCATTGGTGCCCACTTGCGATATGCCGTCTGCCTTGCGAGACAGAGCTCCCTTGAGGGTTAAAATCGCTTGGGCTGCCTGTTCGACTATCTTCCCGAGGCGAACATCCACGAATGGCAGAAGGTCTGGGAGAGCTACCCATTCTGGTATGCACGACAGCATCGCCACTGCTCCGATTTTGTAAGCACCGTATGGGTCTTTCGGTACTAAGTTGGAGATAGCTGCGCTGCCCTTTCCTTGATCCAGCCAATGGGTGTAGCTAAACCAGGAGAACAATCGCCGAATTGCTTGATTATATGTGTCGTAAATCAGCGGGCCTAAAGAAAGGAAGCCCGCTGGGAGAGCACCAGATGCCAATGTAAGTCCACTGTAAAAGAGGGACAGCACTGTCATTCGAAACCTCCAACGTACACACATTTCGACGAGAAAATCGTACCCTTTCCGGCACACTTCGGTGTAGACTTGACTCGCGTGAAGTTGCAAGTATCCTTCGGGGTCGCATTGGCCCATAAACGGTGACTGGCGCACTAGACTAGTAAAGTCTTCATGCCCTATCATCGATGGAGCCGCTTCCTTGAGGAGATTTCCATCTCCATCCTTTGGCCATGTGTCTTGCATGTTCATATAGTGAATGAACTTCTCCACTTGGTAACGCGGTGTGAAAGTCGGTCTAACACCTAGGTCGTACACAGGTACTTCGGGCAGATCCCAGAACTCTGGATCCAGCCCATTGATGGTGGCACGCAGTCGACGCACAGTGCGGTCTGCGCCATACCCCCATTGATTCGCCCAGTCCAGGAGTGCGACTGTACGAGAAATTTGCCCCTTTCTAGATTCATCGGCAGGAAGGGGGGCATACCATTTTCGCATCACTTCATCGTACGGCAAGAACCTTAAGCGCTTGTCCTTTTCGAGTTTGCGACGATAACCCGGGCGTGCCTTCTCCGCGGCCACAAGAATACGTTCCCTCTCTCCTTGGAAGAAGCGGTACAAGTCCTTGTGGTGGGCGGTGAGCATGACATACCCGTTCATACGTTCGAGCAATAACTCAAAGCGCTCGTAAGATCGGCTTACTCGCTTGAAAGTGTGGCCGTCTTGACGAAGTGATGTATATTTTTGCATGATCCCGTCAGGAACATGCTTGACCTTATAGGAGAGCTTGGAGTGGTCAATGCCGTAGGCTTCCAGCTCCGCTCGATCCTCTTCAGTCAACTTCTCTCCGAACTTTGAGAGGAAAACGATTCCTTCTATCCGCTCTTCGGTGCCTGGTTCATTTTCGAAACGGAATTTTGTCCCGGTGACTTCTTCAGCAACCTTCACTAACGACTCGCGATCGATCTGACGCATTGAGTGTAGGAAGTTGTCGTCGCCGACGTTGTCTATCCATATCATGTTCATCACTTCCTCAGCGTTCATGTTCCATGTTCGCATGAGTGTGAGAATCAATGAAAATTCGAGACATTCGGTATTGTCCTCCGTTACCGATTCATGACCAGTCTGAATACCACCTTCCTTGTACATGTGGCGGAATTCGGAATCGAGTTTTGCAGCCATATTGACCAAATGACCGCGTAGCACGCTACCCTCAATTGCAACGAGGGCGCGGCGAATTTCGTCGGCTTGTGGGTGCCAATCATACCCCTTCGCTCGTAGCTTTGTGCTGATCTCGAAGATCCTTTGACGCACATTGCTGTCGAAAGCGGTCCCGTCCAATGAGTAATGGTACGGGTATTTTTCAGCATTTTCATAAAGCCGGTTGAATGCAGAACCGGTCATTGGCATTCCTGGCTTGCCGTATCCATCCCATGGGCCTTTGCGATCGTTGATGTCACCGTTCACAACTCGGCCTCGGATGAAGTTGATCCAATCAGCACCTATAATGGTTCGGATGTCCTTTCCATCATCAAGCTTCTTCTTAGAGACGATTGCGCTCTTCGGGAAGACGTGCGAGATTCTTTCATGGACCTCCTTTTCACCAAGGGTGTTGGATGCAATATCAACCAATTCCCACAGGAGATTGGCGCCAGTAGTTGACTTCATGCCACGAAGCTTCCTCTTCGACTGAATGAAAAGAAGAGGGTACCCAGGAGAGGCCTTAAATTGCTTGATCAATTTTGAGGGCTTTGTCAACTCCGCATGGGCATACAAACCTGGCCATCGCCAGAAGAAAGCGTCCACCAATTCGTCTTGCTCAGCAGCAGTGATAAGCACATCCTCATTCCGAGGGCCATATCGCTGCATTGACTGCCAAA